ATATACCATATATAGTATGTAGAAGAAGGATAAGGATAATGTATAGAGTGTCTGAGGTTTGTATCAAAGGGATGCAGAACTAAGAATATACTAGACAAATGTTAACAAAGGGTACTATATATTGTGTATTGATTTGTAGGGGTGGGTTAAGTAGTTGTACGTGAGCTTGCGAGCGTTCATATAGGGTGGGGGGGGTAGTGGTGGTAGAAGTATTGAATATTATATAAAGCTTTAGACCATACGTAGCGGGGTATTTAATGTGGCGTGGGGGTAGTGTGGTATGTGATGTCTGCAAAAATTATTGGTAACTAGGTGTAATTAGACGTGACACTTACCTGTACAGTTTACTGGGATAACAGTTACAGGAGGATAAAGTGTCCTGCTTAGATAAGTGTCTAGTTTATTGTAACACATATACGCAATAGTCTAGTAAAAAAGTAAATCTTTTTTATAGTACGTTTGAGGGGGTTGTTTTGGGCAGGGGCGGACATAGAGCGTAATTTAAAAAAAATAATTCTTTTCTTTTCGAAAGTCCTCGGGTACTCGCCTTGTGGTAATCCCAGTCCTACATACTGTAGTAGCGAGCTTTCTGCCGTCCGATAGCACCTTTACCTGTAACTTGTTACTTCGAATAGAATGTTTGTATTAGAACTATAACACATTATAATGTTAATGGATACAAAGGAGGAAATTATTTATGATTTCAAAGAACAACTGGCGGTCGGTCAGCAAGGTGAACAACTTATTAAGACATTCTATGAAAGTCAAAGAACAGAAACTAGCTCAATCTATATTGTTAGACCCGCAGCTAAGTGGGAACAACAACAAGGAGCAGACTTCTTCGTAGTTAACAATAAGTTAGGTACAAAATATTTTGAAGTTAAAACAGATACACAAGCTAAAGATACAGGTAATGTAGCACTAGAGATACAAATAGTAGAAGACGATGGATTCAAATCTATTGGTTGTGCAATGAAAACTTTTCCTGATTATTTGTTTTACTGGATATATGGAACAACAGAAATACTGTATTGGAACCCACAAAAAATAAATCCATGGATTGTTGATTGGATTACTGACGGACATAAGATAGTAGAAACACAAAATAAAAATTTTTTTTCACGCTCTTTGTTAGTACCTATCAATGAACTAAAAGCGACAGGAGATGTCAATGTACTTAATGTAAGTCAAGAATTAATTGACGAAGTTATTTATGGGAAACGTTTCCCCATCGGTCAGTCCGAATAATTTGTTTAGGTTTATCATCAGATAAACAAGGTAAACCATCTATGTGATGTCTAAATTGTTCTTTACATACTAAACATGGTTGGTGTCTGTTATAGGTTTTATCTACTTGCGCCATAAGATAATCAAGTTGTATAGCAAGTTCTCTACCTTTTTTGTTGATGTCGTTGTCTGATACTTTATCCATGGGTAAACTATAGTATCATAATGATAAAACATTGCAAGCAATGTAAAAATGTACTTAAATTTACTAGCAGGTATAAATACTGCTATAATTTAGGTTGTATCAAATACAATATGAGATTAAGGAGATATGATGGCATACGGAAAAATGAAAAAGAAGAAAAATAAAAAGTCAAAACGTAAATCACGTGGTATGTATTAAGATTTATTATGGCTAAAAAGAAACCTGCTAGAAAACCTATAAATGCTAAAACAAAAGCTACCCTACAAAAAAAAGCTGCTAACTCAAAATATACATACGGACAGCTTGCTTCTGTTTACAGAAGAGGACAGGGAGCATATTTATCATCAGGTTCTAAGTCAGCCTCTATGGCTGCTTGGGCTATGGGAAGAGTAAATAGTTTTATTAAAGGTGGTCATTCACAGGATAATGATTTGAAAAAGAAGGGTGGTAAGAAAAAACGTGCCTCCAAAAAAAAGAAAAAGTAGACGTAAAGTTTCTTATGAAAAAGGTGTTCCTTCTAAATATCTTAAGAATAAAAAAAATTCTAAGTCATCTGTGGCGAGTGAGATTAGAAGAACAGCTAAGGCTTATAAGCAAGGTAAATATATAAATTTAAAAAAAGTTCAGAAATCTAGAGCAGTTAGGAAAAAGAAATAATGAAGGTATATACTAAATCAGGTAAAGAGTACAAGGGTGCTCATCATAAAATGCCTAATGGTCAAATCCATACAGGTAAAAAACATACTAAAAATAGTAAACGTTTATATAAAAGAAAACCTAAAAAATAATGGCTGTTACTTATAGAGGTGAAAAATTTTCAGGGTATAACAAACCTAAACGTACACCTGGTCATAAAACAAAATCTCATGCCGTCCTTGCTAAAGAAGGTGGCAAAATAAGATTAATTAGATTTGGTCAAAAAGGTGTTAAGGGTGCAGGCAAGAATCCTAAATCTGCTAAAGATAAAGCTAGACGTAAGTCTTTTAAAGCTAGGCATGCAAAAAATATTAAGAAAGGTAAGATGTCAGCAGCTTATTGGGCTAATAAAACAAAATGGTAAATGTAGTCTGTGCTGTTCCTGAGTGCAGTAATTTATTACCCAAAGGTCAAAGAAAATTTTGTTCTGATAAATGTAGACAGCTTATAGACAAACGTAAATGGAGAGCTAAACAAAATGGGGAAGTTTACATCTTGGAAGAAAAGAAAACTAATCTTAAAGCTAAACAACCTAAAAAACAATCTATTGCTAAAGATGGACGTGTTTCTGCTAGACGTGGCGATGTCTACGAAAAGTTTGTCAAAGAAGGACTTGTTAAAGAAGTTTTGGAAGAAGACATTACAAGAGATGATGCAGCTTCAATACTTAAAGTATCTAAAGCACAAGTATCAAGATTTCTTGCAGCGTATCAAGAAGACATAGAACAAGAAAAAGCACAAGCTGATTGGGATATACCTGAAGAAGCTACACAATCTTTAGAATCATTTAAAGAATTTAGAGATAGATATTTTTTAACAGAAAAAGGTATAGCTTTTGAAACAGCACCATTCCATGAAAAATGGATAAACTCACTCAACAAAGCTATAGATGAAGGTGGGCAACAAATGATATTGTCACCACCAAGACATGGTAAAACAGAATTACTTATACACTTTGCTATATGGCGTATTATGAAAAATCCTAACATTAGAATTATGTGGGTAGGTGGAAACGAAGATATAGCTAAAAACTCAGTGTCTTCTGTAATAGATACTTTAGAATCAAACGAAGGTCTTAAAGAAGATTTTTGTGGACCTGGTGGTTCTTTTAAACCAAAAACAAGAACTGGTAAATCTTGGTCACAAAATGGTTTTACAGTATCTATAAGAACAGTACATGGTATAAAATCACCAACAATGATTGGAATTGGTAAAGGTGGTAAAATACTTTCACGTGACTGTGACTTAATTATTGCAGATGACATTGAAGACCACGCATCAACATCACAACCTAGAGCTAGAACTAATACTAAAAACTGGTGGACTACAACATTAGCATCACGTAAAGAAGAACATACAGCAATTATTGTTATAGGTTCTAGACAACATCCTGATGATTTATATAGTTCTTTATTAGATTCAGAAGCATGGGAAACCATAGTAGAAGAAGCACATGATTCAAATTGTAAAATACCTGAGCTTGAAGAAGAAGACCATTATGAATGTATGTTATGGTCAGGATTTAGAACTTACAAATGGCTAATGTCTAGACGTAGAGATTCAATGACAACTGGTGGTTTACAAAGATTTGAAATGGTTTATCAAAATAGACCAGGAGAAGGTGGAGCAACTATATTTGATGTAGAAGGTATAACTAAATGTATGGACACTACTAAAGTAGTTGGACAAATTCCTCAACATTCTTATTTAGTTGCAGGTCTTGACCCTGCAGCGTCAGGTTATCAAGCTGCATTTTTATGGGCAATACTTGATGATGGTGAAGATGCTTTACTACAAATGGTAGATATACAAAATAATAAAGGTGGAGGTATAGAAGAAGCACTTAAAGTTATTAAAGAATGGCATCAAATGTACAATTTGTATCACTGGGTTATAGAAGAAAACAACTTTCAAAAAGCTATTAGACAAGACCCTCGTATAAAAGAATATGCAAATGTTAATGGAATTATACTAGAAGGACATGAAACCTATAAAAACAAATGGGATAGTCATTTTGGTGTAACATCACTAGCACCTATGTTTGCAGACCAATTAATTGTATTACCTTATGGAAATACTGAATCACAAGTTAAATCAGAAATGTATAGGAAACAATTATCTTATTTTTCTGCACGTAGGAAAAATGTATATAAATCTGATATAGTTATGGCTAGTTGGTTCCCAATAAAAGTATTACGAAAGTTGCAAAAAGCAACATATTCTGATATAGGAATTGACTACACTCCTAGCTATGAAGGCTTTGATGTAGTAGAATGGAATGACGCTCCATGGAGATAAATGTTAGTTAACGATATATTAGATAGAACACACGTGCTTAAAGAAATGCACGATGAAGCATTGCCTGATAGAGCTAGGTTTAGAGCAATTATGAATGGTGGAGAAGATGGTTTATCTGCATTACTTGGTTCAACCATGAAAAACATGGATTCTGATTTACTACCTGCACCAAACTTATTAGTATCAGCATTAGATAGGCTAGCTCAAAAAATAGGTAGAGTTCCTGCATTAGATGTATTTGTCACAAACCCAAGAGATAGTGAAAGAAATAGAAAGAAAAAAGATAAGTTAGAACGTATCATTACATCTTATGACCAGTATCAAAAATTAGAATTACAATTACCACAAGTAGCTAGATGGCTACCTGGATATGGTTTTGCTGTATGGGTAATAACAAGTAAACAAGACCCTAATGGTAATACATATCCTTGTGCAGAACTTAGAGACCCATACTCAACATTTCCTGGGTATCAAGGTGCTAATCAAATGGCAGACGAATTAGTATCTATAAGAAAAATTCCTGCTGAATATTTAATACAAATGTATCCTGAACTTAAAAGTTACTTTACTAAACAAAATAAAAACACAGAAGATGAATACGGATTTACTTCAGGATTATATTTAAACACTGGTAATGAAGGTTCATGGGAAAATCAAAATGAATCAGGTGAAGTTGTTGTAGAATACATAAACCCTGAAGGTACTTATGTAGTTCACGTAGCTTCTAAGATGGTTGTTGATTTTGTACCTAATCCACTTAAATCAGGACCTGCATTTGTATGTGCAAAAAGATATACCTTTGACCAAATACAAGGACAATTTGACCAAGTTATAGGTTTGATGGCTGCTATGGCAAAAATAAATATTATGTCTGTTATAGCTATGGAAGATGCAGTATTTACTGAAACTAATATTGTTGGAGAAATAGAATCAGGACAGTATAGAAAAGGTAGAAATGCTATAAACTATTTAAGTCCTGGGTCACAAGTTATAAAACCAGTAAGCAATTTGCCTTATCAGTTGTTTGACCAAGTATCAAGAATAGAAAGACACTTAAGAACTGTTGCAGGTTATCCAGTACAAGATGATTCAATATCTCCAAATAGCTTTGTAACTGGTAGAGGATTAGAAGAACTACAAGCAGGTGTTGGCGCTATGGTAAATGAATATCATAAAATATTACAATACTCTTTACAAGAAGTAGATTACAAAAGATTAGAACTAGATGAACTAATACTAAGTAAAAGTAAACCTTTAGTTGGTACATTAAGAGGTTCTGCATTTTCTGAAAACTACACACCAAGTAAAGATATAGATGGTAATTATTTAACAAAGCGTAAATATGGTGCAATGGCTACATTTGATGAAGCAGGTAAAGTTATTACAGGCTTACAGTTATTGCAGGCAGGTATTATAGACAAACAAACTATGCAACAAGAAATGGATGGTTTAGATGACTTAGCTTCTATTAATGAAAGAATTACTAAAGACAAAGCAGAAAGTGTAATGTTTGATAGTTTACTAGCTAGAGCAAGTCAAAATGACCCTAAAGCACAAATGGCATTAGTTGAAATATATGCAGCTCCTAATAATATAGCTACTATACTTAAAAAGTTTTTTACAGCAGAAGACCCACAACCAACTCAACAAGAAGCACAAATGGCTCAAATGGGTGGACAGGGTCCTCTACCTCCACAAGGAGGACAACCACCATCA